TACTGATCCGGTGTTTCATCATCATTTGGATCAATCGCAGGGTCAGGTAAATTAGCTGTGTTTAATGCCACGTGGCCTGATGCGGCTGTGGGATGGGCGAATGACTGCTGACCAAAGTTGACGGTATAAGTTACGTTGTGAGTATTGCTTCCGTCACTAAGCGCTAAAACAAATTCGTCTGTCAAACCGGTAACAGCAGTTCCTTGTGTAGTGCCGTTTTTAAAAAATGTAAGTGTTCCGCTATCAGAATCAAATGCGACAGTAATTACATCCCCCACAGTAAATGTAGCACCGTATGCCGAGTTTGAACCGTTGTGGTACAAATTACCGTTAGAGGCAAAATATGCGTAACCACCCCCGGTTTGATGTATGAAAGTGTCCGTTGAATCAGTAACAGGCACTATTCCAATCATCGCGGTGTCTACTGAAGATTTTGCACTGAAAGTTACTTCAACAAACCACTTTCCTGATGATGGGAAGGGAATTGTAGCAAGCGCTTTGCCCGCATTATTTGGAGTTACTACTTTTAGGTTTCCATCTGAAAGGGTACAGTTTGTCTGAGCTAATGGGTTCATGGTGGCATGATTATTTGTTGGGCTATCATTGACCACATCGTCTGTTTGAAAACCACTTGGCGTAAGGTCATGGTTTTCGCCAGAAGAATCGTTTCCTATATCAGAAGAATCAGCATAAGTTAATTGAAAGCCGTCATTTCCGTATGATCCGCTATAAACTTTAGGAACCCAAATGTCGTTTTTAGTTTCACCAAAAGAAGTTGGGGTCAAAGCTGATCCTGTCACAAGATGAGTTTCTGCTAAGTATCCATCTAAATAGAAATTGCCATCCCCAAATCTTCCTATGCGGGTCAGTCCTGATCCGGTAGATAAAGACGCTACACTAATACCTGTTTTTACAGATTCACCATTTATGTAGAGTACACCCGTTCCAGAATTTGCAGAAAGCACTACGTGATACCAAGAACTAGGATCACGTATTAGTGGATCAGCTTCTTGATTAGATGAACCATCGTGTACATAAAATCTATCTTCCAGCACCCCACCAGAGGACTTCCCAATTGCTAACCCAGAAGCTCCGCTCGAAAAAATATATTGATACTCTCCAGCAGAAATATTCCCACGCTTTAACCAAGTCGAAAAAGTAAACGTGTTAGTAGCACTACCTGTTGTACGGCTTAAAAAAGCTGAATCACCTGAATTAAATATCAACGATTGATTTATGCTGAACGGATAAAACCCCGCCGATACTTCGTCTGACCCTACACCTTGAATAATGCTCATAGCTTATCCCTACGTTAATGCGCCAGAAACACCAACCAGTACAGAATTAGCGCCACTAGATGCCGTGACAAAATATGTAAGGAAGTACGTCCCCGTAACAGCTAGTGCGGCAAATCCCGTCGCGCTCATGCCCACAATGTTATCGAGGTTGACACCATGACCTCCACTCTGAATAAACTTGATACAACCTGACTGCCCGACCGACACGTTTGAGAAGTTCATTGTCACAGTTGCCGCTGTCGTAGTCGTAAAATTATTTCCTACAGACAAATCATAAACAGCATTATTAGCGGCGGTGAGGGTGCTACCGACTGCCCGCCCTACAACTGTTACATCCTGCGGGAACGTGCAAGCTCCGCCGTCAGCAATCGTCATAGCATTGTCGCCATCAGAAAACGCAATTCCCCTGCATTGAATCTCCGTGATCGCGTCATTTGATTGATCCAGCAAGGCTATAGGAATAAATGCATCATTGTCTTCATTGCGAATCGACAAAATATTAGTCGATGTATTGTAGAACAATTGGTTTGCAAAAGTAGTGGATGGCGCAGATGTGCCGCTTGAGGTACTTGCTAACGCTTGTAAGGCACTATTAAGGTCTGATCTAAAACTAGGAAAATCCTGATTTGCAATCGTAAAGTCATTTTGGCTCATGTGATAACCCTCCCAAAGCCCTTTGCCATGATATCAAAGTTTCGATTTGCGGCACTACCTCCAGAATCAAATGTGTTTACAGTGCAACCTGTGGCGCTTTCGTTTGTGATCGTATAGAAATCACCTGTCTGCTGATTGTTGATATTGACGATAATTGCAGGAGTTTCTTTGAAAGCATGATTGAAGGTGACAGCATTTGCACCTGATCCTCCCGTATCGAGATTTCGTTTCGTGTCAATTCTATCGGGCATATCTATAGTTACAGAAACAGCAGAAAGGACAGGCGTTGCGGAGCTTTCTTTTGATGTTAAAACTGCTCTGAAATCAAATGATCTAGCAGAATAATCTCCTACAATAAAACGCTGGAAATCACTCCAATCTGAAGGGCTAGATGAAGGGTCGTTTCCCGTATCAGATGTGCGAATCTCTAGCTGAACATCCGTAGTATCAAAAGCGACCGCTTCTCCATCAAACTTTCCTTGCCGACTGTCAAACAGTCCTGACGCAAAATCGAATTGATTTGCATAGTCTTGACGTGTCGTCGCAAAATCAGCAATTACTCTGCTGGTATATTTCGCTCCAAGGTCAACAAAACTAGCAAAATTATAAGTGCCTGAACTGACTACAGAACCGAGCCCTGCGTCAAAGGTTCCAACTGCATCGTCAAAATTACCTGTTGCCGAATCAAATAATAAACTTGTGGACAAAATGACCGTATTATCCACAACTGACGTGTTTGTCGTAGCACCAGAAAATGACGGATTTTCTGTAGCCGTGGACACAACATTGAGGGCGTCAAAAGCTAACATATCTGTCGTTACAATGACGCTCGTCGGGTTAGCAGATGGTATTCCTAACTTGTCTATCGCCCGTACAAAATAGGTTCCAGACCTTGCTTCCGTGGTTAATGTGTTGGCGGGTCTGGCCACCTTTTCTGCTATTGTATTCGCATTCTGATACGAAGCTCCTGTTGTGACATTTTGATACCTTACCAAATAATGGGAGAGGTCTAAGTCTGTAACCGGAGTCCAACTTAATTGAATCTGTCCATTGATGACATTTGCACTGAGATTTGTCACATCGGCTGGTGGTGCAGTTTTACCGACGACATCGTGAATCACGGTTGCGAAAGGAGACTTTACTCCCAGCGTGTTGATTACTCTAGCCCTGACAGTATATTGTACACCATCTTGAATATTAACCTGTTCGAATCTCCCTGCGCTTGCTTGCCCCATCGTCACGAACTCTGTCGTGCCAGCTTTTTGACTTTGTACTTCTATTCTTTCCGCGAACTGGTCGGAGCTCGATACATCAGCGATTAAAAAACTTACAGCCTCTTCATTTAGGGTTCTTAATTCATCTGATACAGCAAGAACAGGCGCGGCAACAGTCAATGGATCAGGTAAATTTGAACTGGCTGTGGCTGGTTGGGTCTTGTCGTTGACCCAAGGATAGATTGTTGCGTTATGTTCAGCTAAAGAAACATTGACAGTCGCATCGTAATTAATTGATAAACCTGTCACCCTAAACTTTTTATTAGTGAAGGCAGGGGTACTATGGGTGACCGTCACAATATCGCCTACAGCGCATTTAAGAGCTTCTGGAGTAGCAACAAATGACATTTGTAGACCAGCTAATCGACTTTGCTTCAAAAGCGTTTTAGCTATATTCCTAGCTTGGTAGTAACTCGTGATTGTGTTGAGATTGATTTCTGTTTCTAATGGCTTGTTATTGTCTTCAGCGAGGAACGTCGTATAGTCTGCTGAATCAGCATCAGGAAAGATCACTGCATCAGCCTGATAATTAGTTTCAGGGTTGACAAACTTAGCTGTCACTCTGTTGAATTTTTTGTTTTTCTGTGACCCTTGAATCTTGAAACCAGAGATAATGTTAGATTCTGTAAAAGCAAACGTAGATGTGTAATCATCTTCAACAAACACTCTGTAAGTACCATTTTGGAATGGCATCATTCCTTGGAACCCTGCAAGGAGGACTTTCGTGTTATTGAACAAGGTCTGATTTGTGTTGATCACGGCATTACATTGGAATCTCTTAATCTGAACACCTGACCCACTGAAGGTTTCGTTCGTGCTGTCACAGGCATTTGCCGCCGCACTGAATGTCGTGTCGTCCAACAAGCTAGTATCGAGCCCTTTACCGTATCTTGTATTAGTAAGGTAATCCCTGAGACAAAGGACAGGATTATCCGAAAAGGCAGTTGATGAATCCCTAGGGTCAAATACTTTCCTACCTTGTACTATTGCGTTGATAGTAGGAATAGAACTAAATACATCACTGTTGAACTGTATTTTGATTCCTAAATACGCAATACCTGATAGTTTGTCATTAGTTGTCCAGCTAGGTGAATCAAGCAGAGTTGTCGAAGCCTCTTGCGTGTCTGTCCCGACTTTTTTATCGATCGTGACATATGGCTCATATTTAGAGCCTGATAGATTTTCATCATTGATAAATATATCGCCTATTTGATGTACTTCTCCCTCACACAACACAAGACAAATGAATAAACTTTGATTTTCTGACCCGGAGGTTTCAATGAATACCCTAGTCCCACCAACTTTTCGTTCTCCGTATATCACGGGGATAGGAGCTATATTGCTATTTTTGTTAAGTAGAACGCTTGACGCATCCTGATCGATGTCGGGCAACTCAGGAATATCTACAAACCATGAAATGACATCGCCAACTAGGTCTACAGTCGCATCTATCACGTCTTCGACGAGATCGAGCGTGTCAGTGACGAGGTCTTTCGTGCCTTGTATCGGGTTCCTTATAAAGTCACTAAGCCATCCCATTAAGCCTTACCCCACTGAATATCCTTTACTGACTCAGCGGCAAATCTCATACCCGTATCTGTCGGGAATAAATACTGCTGACTATTATTATTAGTAAATCTCCCAGCCTTACGTTCAAAGTCTGACCAATGGCTTGCTAGTTTCATGTTGATGACTGCCGAATCTTTGCTGTTCTGCAAGTCATATCCCACAATCTCCCCGTCGAATGTTTTGATGGGCTCACCTGATATTGCCCCTCCACTCGTGAGGATGGCTAAAAATATTCTGACTTGTCGATTGACATATTGCTGGTTGAGAAAGATCGATACATACTCTTGGTTCACTGCCGATATTGTTATGTTGACAGTTCCCACCCGTAACTCATTCGTTTCTTGCGTTGATGAAATCGACAACAAATGTCCTGCGGCTAAATATTCGTTTGATTCATAAGTAATAGGAAAAAAGTTATCAGTGAGGAATAACTCACTTGAGAACCCAATCCTTACCAAATGAGCCAGCCTTACCCCATCTTGCTCTAGTGCTGTCTGGGTAGTCGCATTGATCGTGCGTGTCACGTAATGACCTCAATCATATCAATCTCATACGAATATTGCTCATTAGCGTTGAGGTCGTATGTCTGAATATCGTTTCTAAGCCTCATGGTGAAAGGTATATTATCGAAACTGACTGCCTCGTCGTCAGCTACATTCGATACTAATGCTGGCTCAATTAGTACACTGCCAGCCCCCGTCCTATCTGCTGTTACCATATAGACTTTCGTGTGTCCGGCAAACTTTATAAAGTCTCCAGCTTTAAGTGTTCCAGATATACCATCGATTGGCACAGAAACAGCCCCAGCACTCGTCGCACCATTGACAAGCACTGTCCCAGACACATCACCACTGGCATTTCCGATAACTGGTGGAACTATGGTGAACGTACCTAATCGACCCTGCTGACTCGCGACGAATGCAAATACAGGCATAAATTCTGCTCTAGTCATCACATTGTATTGCGCCGTGAAACAGTATCTTTGACCGCCAATCGTTCTGACTTGTTGACGACCAGATATAGTTTCAGAGACTAAATTATTGTGCTTAGACTCCACATTGATTGCGCGGAACTCTGGTGTCGTTGGAAAGGTTCCCGCCATTACACTACTCCTCTAGCTCCGCGATCATTCATCGCTTGATTTACTATGGTGACAATCTGACCCCTACGGCTCTGTAACAACTGATCAAAACCTCTGGCGTCTACTGTTGAAATTTGGAACGTGATATTAGCTGTCTTATTGACGACTTGTTGTGCAGAAGTTATTTTTTCATTTGGGATCACTCTGCCACTTGCCCCCATCGTTAATATTTCAGGGCCGCGCTCACCAACGACATAGGACTCCCCACCACGTACCTGACCGCCCAAAGCTCTGCCCGCAAACGACTGTGACTTGATTTGCTGAACTTGCGCCAATCCTGACGCAACGACTGCGGCGGCGGCAACAAAATTAAGGGGAAATGGCAGTTTTAAGGCTTCCGATGCTCCTGTATAGGTGTTCATTAAAGCGACACCAATGTTATATGCTTTTGCCGCCTTAAAAGCCTTCTGATTGATTTGACCCAAGCTGTCCAGAGCATTTCCGGCATTCTTAATTAGAAAATTATTTTTTTCCCGCTCTATGTTTTCTTCTGCTTCTTTCCGTTGTTTTTCACTTAATAATCGACTACGTGCAAATTTTTCTTGTTCTTTCAAACGTCTTGCAAAACTTTCTATTTCACTTTGTTCGACATCAATCAGTCCAAGTCGTCTAGCCTCGTCTTCTGCGTCTCGTATTAGTTTCCGACTCTCTGCCGCCTCTCGTTCCCTGCCTTCTTCTTCTGCCCGTATCCTCGCTTGGTTTCTAGCTTGCTCTTTTGCTAACGCCCGTTCGCGTTCGATCTGATCTTTTTTTGCTATCTTATCTAATTCATTTGCATCTTTAATTAGTTGTTTTTCATCTTCAATCTGCTGAAGCCTTTGCGCCGCAACGATAATTCGATTTAACTCTTCCTGTGTTAATTCCTTACCGGCCTTAGTCGCTAGATTAGTTGCCTGTGTGAGCAACCGCATTGCGATGCTCATATTTTTTTGTTGAGAAACTTGTTCTTGTCGTTCTATAAATCTGTCGAGTGCGTCTTGTGCTTGTTCCTGAGCTTTAGCTTGCTCTTCGAGGCTTCTAACTCTTGCTTTATCTGCCTCAATTGCCTCTAATTGTCTCCGTAGATTTTCTACCAGTGTTTTGCCAGCGTTGTTCCTAGCGGCCTCTAATAGCTTTAATTGAATGGCTGTCTTACCGATAGCATTGAATTCATCATCGATGGCATTTACCAACGCCAATAAATTCTCACGCTTTTCTCGAACTTCTTTAGTTTCCTCTGCGCGTTTCCCTGTAAGAACCTCAAGTTGTGTCTGTAATTTTTGAGCCTTTTTTTGCTCGTTTTCTAAAGCTAAAGCAGTATCTGTGACAGCTTTCCCAGCGGCTTTTTGAGCCTCTTCAAGACTAACATTGCCTTTGATAATTTCTTTTGTAGCTTCTAAGAGTCCAGTTTCACCGTCTTTCAAATCCTCTAATCTTTGTTTAGCATCTTGAAATTCTGCTTTTAAACTTGTTAGCGTCTTTTGAGTTTGTACAAATTCATTTGTAAGATTGACGATTTGCGATCGTTTCGCCGTATCAGATAGATCAGAAAGATCGCCACTAAACTCTTTGAGTTTCTTTTGCGATTCTGAAATGGCATCATTTGCCGCAAATATTTGACGAATGAATGGCCCACCGATTAGCGCGCCGACCGCGAGGATTGCACCAAACGCCGCACCACTTGGCCCAAAGATTGCCGCGATTTGCGGGCCTTGCTGTGCAAATACGCGAACCGCATCTGTTCCAGATTCGAGTTGGACTGCAACGTCTTGAATCTGAACGGAAAGCTGACCAGTTGTATTAGTTAAGGCAGATGTCGCCCCACGGAATCCTTTGAATACTCTTGTAGACTTTGCCGTTTGCTTCTGGAGACCTTCAACCTGCTTTCCAGCGCTATCAGCCGCTTTACCTATATCCTTAAATGCGCCTTCCGCTTTTTCTACGCCTTGAGTGCCAAAGGCTACAAGAAACTGTTCTATCTGTGTCGCCATAACTAAACCTTGTGCCTTGCAAGCTCCATGATTGCCTCAACCTCCCACCAATCTAAAACTGAACCAGTGAGCCTCATATAACTCTCTAACTCAGGATATGTATGATCCCTGAGAGAAGTATACGCTACCCAGCAGTCATCGTGATGCCAAGATAGCTTTGGGGCATTGAGAAGCTCTGGCGGCGTGACTCCACGGCTTTTCTCAACTTGTTTTAGCGATTCTAGCCGACTAATTTTTGAACCTTCGGGACACTGATTTATGTAAAAACACCATTTCCCAAAAGTCACGAACTCATCAATCAGTCTGCGATAAAATTGTCTCGATCAACAATAAACGAAAATAGTTGATTAACAACGTACGGAGAGTTTTCGCAAAGCCATTCTGCATTCTCTTTTGAATACGGAAAATTTTTCCCTGCTTTTTCCAAGTTTTGCCAACCTATAATCGAACTCGCAATTATGGGCCAGATGTACTCGTGATCAAAAAAATCTATTTCCTCTTGATCTTGAAACTTTCGTCGTTGTTCTTTTTGCGCCTTTCGCCATGCTTTCGAGTCAGTCCCTTGGACTTTGAATATCGCGTCTTCTTTCTCTCCAGTTGCAGGATTGAGAAGCTGGAACTCTGCCCCAGCCTCATGCCTTTCAACTGTTGCCAGTTGATCTAGTTCCATAAAACCCCCTAGGTTTTACACTTTACGGTTGTCTAGTAATCACTAATTGTGACGCATCACTTGCGTTAAATAATGCAACGAACTCTAATGATATTTGTATTGCTCCTTCACCCGAAACATCTGGCTGACCAGTGTTGTATTTCACTTTAGGAAGGTCTATCAGATAATCCTTACCGGCAACATCTGTCAAAGTAAGCACTATTTCAGAGTTCGTCTCGTTTAAGAACTTGTCAAGTAATGCCTTACTATCAAAGTATGTCCCTAATGTTCCGGTGACTCTCGACTTGCCAATAGATGGTTGATTTGTTGTCGCTGACCCGACTGAGAACAGCGGCTCGATACCATTTTCAAGGGTAAGATCAAACGATGTCACTGTACCTATAGTCGAACCACCTTCAGTAATTGACCCAGTGAAACTATCAAATGGTGTGTTTCCAACGTCAGCATTATCAGAAGCTCCAGAAACCGCACTTGTATTCAGGGTCATATCTTTTCCGACAATACCGAGAGTCATGGTCACCATCGAATTTGGTGCGACACTCAAAGACATGGTGTTGAACTCAACCCCCGTAAATCTATGAAACTCAGGAGTTGCTAAATCGGCAAATCTACGTTCAATGGTGAAAGACCTTCTCGTGGTTCCCGTTTTCAACACGTTTGTGCTGAATGAGCTACACATCACAGCCTCAAGGAGCTCATCAAAAGCCCCATATTCAAGCTCTGATGTGATGTCGCCACTGATGGTTTTATTTCCGTGACGGAAATCCTCTATTTGCCTATCACCTCTCAACTTTTCGCTCTCTATAGCGTCCTTACTCATACCTATATTTGTCGCGGTATGAGGAATCGGTGTAAACGTTGGATTATTTGGTGTTGTTCCATAAGCACTTTCTGCAACGTAAAACATTGAGTGCTGTGCGCCGTTTGCAATAGCCATTGCTGTTACCTCGCGTCAGTGTATGTTTGAAAATTAACAGATACAGGAACAAAGTGAAATGCCCCTTCTGTTACAGCTTGTGCGATTGAAACCGAACGCACTCGGATATTCACCCCATTATACGATAAAACAATACCTCGCTTAAATTGATCAGCGACGATATCTGGAACTAATGATCTGCCCGACCCTGCCGGATACACAACGTCTATCTGATAGATTCCGTTGGTTTCATCTTGCCCAGCGGCCCCTAGCCCTGATTGCAATGTTTCTTCTGGAATGAAATTAGGTGTTAAGAAAGTTGAACCAGCCTGTGGCTCAAAAGGAATATTTGTCCAAGCGATGGAATAGCTCCCAGAAAGACCGTTCAGGCGATTGTCGAGTGCGGCTTGTATATCGTTAAAAACCGTAGCCATCTAAACAGCCCTTTCCTTGAGTCGCCTTCTCATTTTTTGCATATTTATTCTGACCATTCCTTTTGGTGCTTGACGAGAAAATCCGTTAATAGTTTTTCCTGTTGGATTTTTAGGTGGATTTGGATAACGGCCAAACTCAACAACATTTACGTAAGGCAGATTATTCACGAAATAAAAAATTTGCTTCAATGTGAACTTAGCCAAAACCTTGTCTAATCTTGCTATTGATATTTTACCCGTAGGATCAGTTGCTTTGGTCGTTCTGTTGATTGGCTGTCTGTTGCTGGAATACCAATTATTTTTTAGTCGTCCGGTATCGACCGGCGTGTCATTAATAATATCAACACAAGTTTTTCTAATCGATCTTCTGACTCTTTTTTGGCTCTCGTTTAAAAGCCTAACTCCAGCAAGCTCTACTCTTTTTGAAAACGATTTAAGTTGCGTCACTTTCTCACCTGTAAATCGACAGACAGCAAAATCGTGGACGGCTTATTTTCCAATACATTAATGATTCTGAACACTTCACTATCGATTGACACTGTGTCGTTTACTTCATACGCGAATGGCTCCGATAACAACCTCCTATCACCCTGCTGAATAGTCGTACCATTAGTTTCTGCATCACTGTAGTCAAAGACACAGCAAAACTTGCTGAACGTTGAGGAAGAATCAGTTGTCGTACCCGTATTGGGGTTGTATGTCCCCTTTGACGTTCTCGTAAAGGTAAGCTCTCTACCGAAATTTTTAATCAAAGAAGTCGCTTTGGTAGCCAGACTTCCATACGAAAAACTCATGCCCTCGTGACCTCGAACGCCGGACGTATTATTTTTCTAAGAGCAAACGTCAATGCCGGTGTGCTGATACGGTTCTCACTATTGTTGGCATAGGTAACCTCAATATCCCCAATCTTCTCTCTGAGGGTTTTTCGTTCTTCAGTGTTTAATTGGCTGTTTCCAGACTCTTGAACGAATATTGCTTCATACAGAGCTATTTTCACATCTTCGGGTATTTCAGTTGCGTCGGCGTAATATCCGTCAATCATCGCTTCTGTGCGCGGCCATTGTAAGGGTTGGTTTTCATTTGCTTTACGTCCAATGAATATCTGTCGTTCGAAGAAATCCATGGCTCTATAAATAGATTGAGTAATCGCCGCATCTGTACCAAGAGTCAATCCGCGAAGGTTAGCAAACGCCTTATACGCATCTAAGGAGACGTAAGTATTTGCGCCACTAACTACTGACCCGTCTTCAACTACTAACGACATTACGCTTCCTCATATCCACT